TGCATGGCTGCAATGCGGGCACGGCACGAAGAACCGGCGCTGATCACTGGCGTCATATTCGCGTTCGATCCGGCTCAGACCCCGGATCGTCGGCGTCGACACAAGGAAGACCTTGCGACGATGGGCGAAGGTCAGCGAGCGCGCTTCCGCCAAAGTGACCGGATCGCCTTCATCGTCGGCCGAGGCCGGATAGGCGTCGACCTCATCGAGGAAGATGTAGCGCGCCGGGGTGGACCGCAGCCCGACCGCCGAGTTTGCCCCGGTCATGATCAGGATGCCGCCCGCGAATTCCTTCGACAGCATGGTATTGCCCGCGTCCCGCGACCGGGCTGGTTTGACCCGCTCCCGCAGTTCAGGGCTCTCGTCGATCAACGGGTCGATCCGCTGCCGCGAGTTGCGTTTCGCCAATTCCACTGTCGGCTGGACCGCCAGCATCGGGCCCGGCGCCTGGTGGATCGCAAAGCCGATCCAGTTGTTCCCCGCCTCCGTCGCGCCGACCTGTGCCGCCTTCATGAACACGATCCGCTGGGTCGGATCGCCCGGGCTCAACCGGTCCATGATTTCGCCCATGTAGGGCGTGCGCGCCGTGCGATACCGCCCCGGTTCGGCCGAGGCGCGTCCCGAAAGCATCCGGTGCCGGTCAGCCCATTCAGACACTGTCAGGTCCGGATCGGGCGTGAGGCCCGCGCCCCAGGCGCGCAGGATCTCTGCCGCGCCGTCGAAATCATGAACGTCGTCACCGGAGATCTGGTTTGACCTCGGCAAGATCGTCGAGCTGGGCACGGACATGACTCGAAAGAACCTTCTGCATTGCGGCGGGCTCGACACCCAGATCGGCCGCCATCAGCGCCGCCGCACGGGCGGGCCAGTTGACCCAGACGTCGCGCTCTTGCCGCGCCAGCCGGAAGACCAGCGACAGCGCGCGGCCCCGGTCGATCAGCTCGCCCTTCAACTTTTGCAGCCGAATGCGGCGCTCCTGCGCCTTCAGCACTTCGTTGGCCGTCTTGGCCTGCAGGAAGGTCGTGCCGCTGCCGACCGGCGGGGCAGACATTCCCTGTTCGCGCAGGGTTTCGCCCACGGCGGAAACCGCCGCCTCCGGGACCGGTTTGAGTTTCGGCTGTGGGGCTTTGCGGGTTTTCGACGGATCAGTGGCTTGAGCGCGAAGGGCATCGCTGGCCACCGCATCAATGCTGCCATCGCCGTGCAGAACCAGCCGCCCTGTCGCCTTGGCCTTCTGGATTGCACCGCGTGAAAGGCCGACGCGGGCGGCATACTGGCGCTCGCTCAGACCCTCCATTGCGCGCTCCGATTATCGTTCAAAATCATTTGCTTATGGTGTTGATAAGCCTCCGCACCAGAGCGAACGTGATCCTACGAAAACGATGCAACTCACCACGGAGCCGCCGCGATGACTCGCCTGAACCCGATCACCACACCCCGCCACCAACTGCGCGCCGAGAAGGCTGCGCGGAGCAAGGAGGCGGCATTGAACGCCTTCATCGGCAAGAAAGCCGAGATCGACGAGATGCTCGCGCGCTTGGCAAGCCTCAGCGACGACCACTTCAACGCCCACCCCGACGAGGTGAACTGGGGCCATGTCGGCACCCTTGAGCACTACGCCAGCCTCCTGAAGCGCATCTCCGACAGCGCCTTCAGCGAAGGCGAGCACGCGGAGTGACAGGAGCAAACACCATGGAAACCAGCACCATCCGCATCGCCATTCGGGGCCTCAACGAGCCTTGGGATACGAGCCGCATCCCGACCGTCCTCGACGAGATCGAAGCGTCCCTCCGCGAGGAAGCCGATATTCCCGCACGGCTGACCGCCGACAGCATGGCCATCGCAATCGACGTTGCCACCGACCGGCTGCCAGCTGCCGCTGCGCTCCTGCGCGAGATCGGGTTGATCTGACCTCGGGCACATGCCCGAACTCCGGCCGCGCGGTCTGCGCGGCTCGGAGTCGTAGGAGACCGCGACGGTCGCGGTCCGAACACGGAGACGACCCAATGACCAAGCTTTCAGACACCCAGATGATCATCCTGTCCCGCGCGGCCCAGAACGAGTGCCGCATTGCCCTGCCGCTGCCCGACAGCATGCGCGGCGGTGCCGCTTCAAAGGTGGTCAGCGCAATGCTTGCCAAGGGCTTCCTCGAAGAAGCCGACGCAGACATGCGCAAGGGCGAGCCCGTCTGGCGCGAGACCGGCGATGGCCACGGCGTCACGCTGATCGCCACCGATGCAGGGCTCTCCGCCATCGGCATCGAGCCAGTGGGCGCGACGGACGCGCCGACTGATGAGCCCGGGCCTGACACACCCAACGAGACCGAGGCCGCGCCCAAGCCACGCACGCAGCGCGAGGGCACCAAACAGGCCAAGCTGATCGCCATGCTGCGCGCCGACGGCGGCGCGACCATCAAGGAGATCATGACTGCCACAAATTGGGCGTCGCACACGATTCGAGGTGCGATGTCGGGCGCGCTGAAGAAGAAGCTTGGGCTTGAGGTTACTGCCGAGAACGTCAAGGGTCGTGGACGGGTTTACAAAATTCTTCGATAGGCGGGCTCCGCAGACGGCCGGGTTATGTGAGCCGTAACCGGCCATCCTTGATCCTGTTGCGGGATGACTGTGCGAGGTTGATCGTGCTCTTGACGATATCAAGCTTCGCTACTCGGGAATGGTATCCACGGAACGTCTCTGCCAAAGCCGTGTCAGTGATTTTCGGCGCTACTTGCTCGTCTCGTCCCGAGCTGATTGGCACCTGATCGAGGCTCATCCCGCGCCCTTCAAGGAATGTCGTGACAACGACTTCGAAGGTCATTGGCGGCCTGTGATCCATGTGCGCCTCATCGCGCGCAATCTGTTCGCCTGTCACAGCGCACGAGACTTTGCCGTCTACACCGCCGTGAGCAGAAAAGAACTCTTTGCGCGCCGTATAGAGATCAAGCTGCACGACTCGACGAAAGGCTGCAGAAACCTCCTGTTTCTTGCTTGGAGGGCGTTGTGTGATGCAGTGCCGATATGAGAAATCAGTGCCTGTGCCATCATTGCGAATAATCCGAAAGCAGTTCGTCCCGTGCTCCGTCGCCATCACTTCGAAATGGTCGACGCCAGTGCCCACTTTCTGGACGTACTCATCATGGCGTTCCAGCAATGCTGACAGGTCAAGAGCGTCGTCGTCTGACACCCGATCGCCAGCTTTGTATCGATTTAGTATTCCCCGAAAATACTCGGTGGCCTTCGATTGGTTTTCGAAGCTGCGTGTCGCAATTTCAACCGGTTTCCCTCGGGCCATGATAAATCCTTCCGCTCTGCCGCAGCACAAATAGGCATTGCGGAAACCCGAGGTTAGCACAACTCGCTCATTGACGTGGACTTTCTTGTCCGGATCGCCTCGAACACCCGCCGCAAGAGATAGGACCGGCCAATGCTGACCACGGTGAACACGGCGCCCATCTTCAGGTTCTGCGCCAGTGTCGTGTGCAGGCCGAAGATCGGGAAGATAAGGATCTGAGTGCCAACCGCGACCCCATAGCCCACGACGACATTGGCCACCGCTTCAACCAGCGACATGGCGCGCGACTGCTTCATCCCGCCACCTCATCCATCGGCCAGCAGTTCAGCTGCGAGAGTTCGCAGCGCATGCGCCGCAACCAGGGGGACCACGCCGTTGCCACAGAGGCGGAGCCGGTCCACCCGGTGGGCCAGCCCATCAGCGCCTCGACGAACAGCGGGTTCAAGGTCCGGCGCACATCGGAGGTATCGCTCCCAGCCACCTGCGTCACCAGGACCTGGCGGCCAAGCAGGCCGTTCACCGGCGTGTTCGCCAGTGTTGTCGCCCCGTCCTTGTGATCCCGCGCCGTCGGCGTCATCCACATGCGGCTGGCATGGGTCAGATCCGCTGTCTTGCGGTTCCCCGCACTCGGCTTGCAGCCGTCGTTGGCCATCGGCGTCGGCCAGTCCCGCGCCATTCCGTCCAGACCCTTCTCGTGTTTTCGCGCGCCGCCCCGGCTCCGGAAGCTGTCGGTTTGCGGCGTCGGCCACATCGCGGCGCTGGTTGCCAGGTTCATCCCATGCTTGCCTGCTTCCTGAGACGGCGTTGGTTTCGTCTGCCGGTTCTCGTTGGCGCTCGCCCTTGGCGTCGGCCATAGCCGCAACATCTCGGTCCGGTTCCCGCCACTCGACCGTGTCCCAGAGCAGGCGCGCGGGGTCGGCCAGTTCGCAGCCTTCGCGGATGGCAAGTATGAACAGCCGCTCACGCTTGTGCGGCGCGCCGACTTCCGCCGCAGTAAAGAGACCTGCCGCAAGGCGGTAGCCCATGCCGACCAGTCCGCTGGCGACTTCGGGGAAACCGAGGCGGAGATGATGGGCGACATTCTCGAGGAAGACGAAAGGTGGCTCGACCTCACCGATGATGCGGGCGACATGCGGCCAGAGGTGGCGTGGGTCTTCAGTGCCGAGCCGTCTTCCTGCAACCGAAAAAGGCTGGCATGGATACCCTGCACTGAGGATATCCACCACGCCGCGCCATGGGCGGCCGTCGAAGGTTCCAACGTCGTCCCATACAACAGCTTGATCCAAGGCCGCGTCTTCCATCCGCGCCACGAGAGTGGCTGCAGCGTATGTTTCCCGCTCGACATGGCCCACAGCACGATATCCGGGGATGGCGATGGTGAGGCCGAGGTCGAGCCCGCCTGCGCCGGAGCAGAGGGACAGGCCGAAGAGGCATGCGTCTTCGGTTCCGGAAGCATGTCCGGTGGGATGTAGAGCCAGGTCATGCATGTCACGCGGCGGGGATCAAAGGAGAAGGAGTGGCTACGGCGGCAACGTCATCGCCCAGCCGTTCGGTTCTGATCTGCCCAAAAGTTCGGCCATCG